TAAGTAGTTAATTTAATACCTTTAATTTCTTGTTTAAATGCTTCACCAAAATTACAAATCAAGCCTTTAATAATAGTTTGTAAACTATTGCTATTAATTTCTATATCAGGATAATCCAGCCCTATAAACTTTATAATCATTGTTTTTATTTAATATATTTTCCTTAATTATATGACTTTCTTTTAAATATAGTTAGGCAATAAAAGGGAGTATTAAACTCCCTAATTATTATTACTTTAGATCATTTCTGATTAACTCTAAAACATCAGGAGATGCATTTTCAACCAATGAAATTGAAACTCTTGTAGCAAACTGTTTAAAGGCAGTAGGACTAAGATGATCCTTAATAGTTATTAAATCCTTCATAACAGGAATTAACTTAGAATAGTTATCTTCATCATTAAATTCAGTAAGACCAATTATACTAACTTCTTGTTTAATACCATATATATTATTTTGAATATGATTCAATATTTTAGTATAGATATTTTTAACAAGGCCACCTAAACTTTCCAGATAGGCCTCTAGGTTATCCTCATCAAATGACTTACTATAACCACTACTAACCTTTATATCTTTATTAAATGAAGTACCACTTAAGAAAGCAATTGATTTAATATCAGCTTTAATAGCATCCAGAAGTTTCATTTGAACCTCTAAAGAAGTGCCTTGAATTTCAGCAAATTCAAACTTAGAAGCCTTTAATAAATACTCATTACCAACATTAACATCATCAATAGGAACACTAATATCTTCACCAACAGGTGTATAAACCTTTTGAATCATATTAGCAGCATAAGCAGCAGCATTTAAGCCATTTTCAATCAATGTATATTGTTTTTGTTTAGGAAGTATTTGTTCAGCAAGTGATTCATCATCAGGACTAGAGAACTTCATCAAGGGCATAGAACCATTATTATGATTAACTGATTTACCCTGAATAACTAAGTTATAGTTAGTCTTTTTAATAACCTCTGTAGGGCTTTCATAAACATATTCAGTAATACTTACATTATCAATTATAAACCACTTATAAACATAAGATGTTTCACCTTCAATGTTAGTTCTAGAAGTAATAGTTTGTAGCTTAGCAAACTCACCTTCTTGATAGATTAACACTTGTGGTCTTTTAATAATTTGTAGCTTTGGAACATATTCATTTTCTATTTGAGCCACAAGTCCTTCAACATATTCCCCTTTAAAAGTTGTAAGAATATAAACATCTTCATTTAAAAGAATTTCTTTAAGAACCTCTTGTAAGAATAAAATCTCACTACTATTCTTATGCATTAAAGTTCTAACAGTAGTTAAAGTATCACTACTACCAAGAACACTAATATTACCTTGAATAAACTTATTAAGTATTTCTTTAATAGCAGCGCCTAATAAATTTGTATAAACAAAAGATTTTAGTCTAGCTTTATAGGGAGCATTTAACTCTTCAAAGCGCCTTGGAACTAACAACTCTTTATAGTCATCTACATCACCACAATACAAAGACTCAATAAAATCATATTCAGCCACATCTTCAGAATATTCAGGACAAGCACTTATTAACTGTTTAATTGTTAAATTTTTCATATATTCATTCATTAATTTACTTAATTATATTTGATTTATTCATAATCTTATGAGCAAAGTCCTACTATTCTAACTTTATAAACATTATAATTAGGAAAAATAACAATAATAATAATAATTATGAATACTCTTGTTACCCCTGAATTACTAGAATTACTAGAAATTGATTTGACCTCTCTTGGAGTTCCAGCCATATACTTATGCAATACTCAAGAAGTAACTTATCTTGGCAATACATACACTATATACCCTTTTAAGACAGAGGGTTATGAAAAATCAGGTGAAGGTAAACTACCTCAACCAACCATTACAGTATCTAATATAAATGGTTATGTAACTGACTTACTAAGCATATATGATGACTTTGTAAACATACCTATCAAAAGGACTTATGTTTGGTCTGATTCAATGACAGCAGGAGATGTACAAACCTTCTATGTAACTAATTATCAAGAGAATGAACAAGTAGTTTCATTTGTGCTTAGATCAGCCTTAGAAGTTGCTAGTGTAAAGCTGCCAAAAGGGAGACTGAGTTTTTTGATGAATTGATTACTTTTCTGCCTGTAATTATGCTATTATTAGGTATAATAATTAATCTAATTACAAGGATATGAATAGTAAACAAGCAGGAATATACTTAATAATAAGTAAAGTAAACGGTAAGAGATATGTTGGCAGTGCTAGTAGATTTTGCATTAGATGGGGCATACATCTAAATGAATTAAGGTGTAATAAACATCACTCACCCCATTTACAAAATCATTATAACAAGTATGGAGAAGATGATTTAGTATTCTCTATATTAGAGGTAGTTGAAAGAGGTGAGTTAAGCTCACAAGACTTTAAACAGTTGTTATTAGATAGAGAGCAGACTTACTTAAATAATTGGAAAGAATGCCATTTTAATACTCATAAAGTTGCAGGAAGTTCTTTAGGCTATAAGAAAGAAGGTAGTAAATACTATAAGTTTGAAAATAATTTATATAGAACCTATTACAATGTACAAGGTAAACAGTTAAATTTTAGATATCATTACACAGAAGAAGAGGCAATTAAAGAAGTGGAATATCTTAAAACTTTAACTGATAATGAATTATTAAAATATAAACAAGAGTGCTTAGTTAAACCTCAAAGAGAGTCTAGAGGAGCAGTACATTATGACCTTCATAAAGCCTCAAATATGTTTAGAGTAAGATTTAATAATATATATTTCAATCTTCATCATACAGAAGAGGAGGCTATTAAAGAGGTTGAATACCTTAAAACATTAACTAATGATGAGTTGTTAAAGTATAAAGAGGAGTGTTTATCTAGACCTTGTAAACCTCGTAAAGATGCCAAATACTATACATATAATAAAAAAGATCAACTTTATAGAACCTTTTATACTGTATCAGGTAAGTTCTTAAACTTTAACCCTCATCATACAGAAGAGGAAGCAATTAAAGAGGTTGAATATCTCAAAACCTTAACCAATGAGGAATTAATTAAATTTGAGCAAGAATGTAGAGCCAAGCCTAAAACAAGAAAACAAGGTAAAAACTATAATGTTGATAAGTGTTCTGGTAAATTTAGAGTTGAAATATATACTAACGGTAGAAATAAATATTATGGCTCTTATTTAACTGAACAAGAAGCAATTGATAGAGTTATTGAAGTTAGAAAAGAGTTAGGTATTAGTTAATTAAAAAGGAGTTAGAAATATAAATCTAACTCCTTTTTATTAGCCTAATTAATTATTTATAAATAATGTATTATTAAGTTAATTAACTAGTAAAAAATATATGACTTTAATCAATGATATAAAAGCATTACTAAGCTCTAATCTTGGTAAATTTACTGATGTAAATCAACCTGCAATTGCCTATGAAAACAGCAATTATAGTAGAAACATATCAGGCATCTTATGTTTATTACCATACATATCTTCAACACCGCCAATTAAGCTGTTAGGAGGTTCAAATTACCATAGAGATGAATTAGTAATCAGATTAATAAATTATGACACTACACCCTCTTTAAAGCTTAAAAATTGTGTAGATGCCTTACAGAGTAGCTATGATGTAGTATCTCAGATTTATACTGATGGTGATTCTGAGATTTTTGAACAAATAAAGATCACAATTTTAGACTTTAAACTAATAGAATATTAATAATAGGATAGTAAAAATAAAATGAAAACATTAACTGAACAAAGATATGAATTAAATTTGTTAGGAGCCAATATAGGTGAACTATCTGCTCACGATCTTATAAAAGAGATACAAAATAATCAACATTTACTTCTAGAAGTAACTGAAGATCAATCTATATCAAGTGAAGATCAAGTGGTAATTGAAAAGCCAACTAAATCTAAAAGGGTAGCTAAAAAATAATGATACAACCACTTCCTTTGCAACATTTGATAAGTAATCAATACTCATCATCTAATGAATTAAAGATAAGAGAAGTTCAATTTGGAGATGGCTATAAACAGATCTCTAAGGTAGGTATTAACCCTAGAATGACAGATATATCTCTTTCCTTTGTTGCCTTATCTAACACTGATAAAGACACTCTTACATCTTTTCTTGATACACAAACAGGAGACTTAATTGGTTTTACTCCATTTGGACAAGCCACTCAGTATTCATACTATTGTAAGAATTATTCTGTTAATTTGTTGAGTGGAAACAGATGGACATTAAACTGCACATTAACTCAATTTTATTCTAATTAGAGGATTAATCAATGAAAGATGTAAAAGCTATTGAGGAGGTAAAGAATATACCTATATCAAACAATATAGATAACTTAGTTTTAATAGGTCAACAATCATTATCTATATTGTTTATTATGGGAGTTGGTTTAGTATATAAATATATTATAGAACCTCAAGTAAACAGAGTTAAAAACTCATTATCAAGGACACTTGAACAGGAGAAACAACTACTTGTATTAATGGCCCAAGTTAAAGAGTTTTATGGATCAGATAGAGTATTATTAGATGCTATTCATAATGGTACCTCAATAGTAACTGGAACCCATTTGTACAAGATATCAACTTATTTAGAAGTAACTAATAACAGTTTTAAATCTATAAAAGAATATTGGCAATCAGTGCCAGTTAGTAGTATAATTCCATACTTTGAAATATTAGTTAATAGACAAAATAAAAGCTTTTATGCTAGTAACATATCTAATTGTACATTAATTAATGCAGACAAAGAAGAAATC